AAAAGGGTTAGTGACCTGATGTTTTCAGGTGCTAAGGACCGTGCAACAGCAATGCGCTGGATCCACGAAGCTGAGGACACTCAGGGTGATGATGAGTACCTCTGCTATACTTTGGGCTTGCCCTATATGTACTTTCGCAAGGTAGCATAATTTGACAATAAATGGGTCTTGTGCTATAATATATTCTTATTCAGTTAACTAAAGGAAACAAATGTCTAGCATCGTTCGTATCACTTCAGGTTCTTATCGCAACGAATCTATCAAAGGTGAAGTGTTCACACTAGTTAAAGGTTATCAACTCGGAAGTAAAGGTGGTTTTGTGACAGTAAAAAATGAAGGTCAATTCCCGAATCGTCCCGATCAGGTTCGTGTAAATGTTGAGAGTCAATCAATGATTGAATTTGTATCAGGTCGTGATGAGGTAAAAATGGAAACACATAAAGAAACAGAAACAGAAGCAATGGACCGCATTGCAACACGTTTTGCAGTACTTGATGAAATGTCTAAGGCATGTATCAGTGGTGACATACGTGCTATGATTGTGACAGGTCCTGCAGGTATCGGCAAGTCACATGGTGTGAATTTGCAAATGGAAAAAGCAAGTATGTTTGACAGACTTGCAAGCAAGAAAGTTCGCTTTGAAGTTGTCAAAGGTGCTATGTCAGGTATCGGTTTGTTCGCTAAGTTGTACAAATTTTCTGACGCTAAGAATGTTTTAGTGTTTGATGATTGCGATATCTGGGAAGATCAGGACGCTATCAACGTATTGAAAGGTGCGCTTGATTCAGGCAAGACACGTAGAATTTCTTGGAATAAAGATTCACGTATTTTGCGTGATGAAGGTATCCCTAACAGTTTCAACTTTAACGGCTCAATTATTTTCATTACAAACAAATCGTTTGATGCAAAGAAAGCTGGCAAGATGCAACCTCACTTAGATGCGTTGCAATCACGTTGTCACTTTCTGGACCTGACAGTTGATAGTGAGCGTGACAAAATGTTGCGTATCAAGCAGGTTCATCGTGATGCTGATGGTGGTTTGTTTAGTGAGTATGATTTTACGCAAGAACAAACAGATGAAATCATGTCGTTCATTTGGGACAATCACAGCAAATTGCGTGAAGTGTCTTTGCGTATGTGTTTGAAGGTTGCTGACTTAGTTAAGATTAGTGCTAACTGGCGCGAACTTGCTAAAGCAACTTGTATGAAGGCATAACCCCTGCAGTGTGCGTAGAGGCATTGTCAATAAGCCCTCTCCGATAAATTTTTCATCATGCTCCTTGAGCATTTGGGGAACTTAGGTTCCCCTTTTTTTGCCTATTACTTTGCTTTTTGCAAAGTGTCCTGTTATACTTACAATATGGATTTTAAAACACTTAATGAACTTGCAACATGGATGCTTAGTAATATTAGACTGAGCAGATATGATGACCAATTCGTAAACAATCTTACCCTTTATATCACACAACATAATCGGATCACAAGCAATCAGGACCTTTTATTTAGAAAGGTAGCAGGTAAATACAAAAAACAATTCTCTCAATTAAAAATTGAAGTGGAAGATGTACTGACCCGAGCATGGGATGTTAAGGTCGTTGAAAGTATTGCGGAGTATACCGGAGCGTCAATCAAAATAGAAAATGATAAACTGATTCTACGTTCTCCTTTTAACAAAAACTTTTTAACAGCACTTAAAAAGAACCCTATCTATTCACTTGAATGGATCAAGGATAGACGACAATATGAAGGTGAATACAGTCATACCAATTTGAAAGAATTGATGTACTTAACAGCGGATCATTATTCTATATTGAACCACTGTGAAAAAGTCACACAAATTGTTGAGAGTCTTAGCATATATGAGAATGTTAAATACTGGGTGCCCACTCTAGTCTACAAAGGACATTTCTATATTGCCGCATTGAATGAACATTTGTACGAAGCAATCAAGGATATTGAAATAACAGACAATTTAAAAACGATAGCAACATTAGTTAAGTATGGTGTTGTCATTGACCAATCAGTTAAGGATCATTTCTTGGAAACAGAGCATCCAACTAAAGTAAGACTTGCTACAAGTTTTCAATTAGATATTGAAATGTGTGATTCTAAATTAGCAGTACAATGGTTAGAAGAATTTGGATGTGATGCTATATGCGAACCCAAAGCATTTTTAGTTAGTTCTAAATTAGATATACATGATACAAGTATTAATGTTTGTAAAAATCCTAAAGACTTGAAAGATTATGTTAATCCTGTTATAGTGTATCAACGTGGACATTTCTCATTAGTCAATGAGAAGCCAATGAAGCTATTTAAAATAATCAAATTCGTGAACTCGGAACCAATAGATTTAGGACCTAAATGAAAGAATGTAAGTTAATAATTAGAGATGAAGTAAACGTCAAACTTGAGGGACTAGAACTGGGAGACCGCAAGACATTGATGAAGATGTTTGAATTTGAAGTTCCGGGTGCAAGATATCTTCCTGCAGTAAGGTTAGGTAGATGGAATGGTAAAAGTAGTTTTTTTGCACTAGGTGGCAGTACATATATCAACTTACTACCAGAGATATTGCCTTTATTGGATCAAGCTGGTTACGACATTGAACTAGATGATACTAGAGATTATCAAACAACATTCACATTCACTGAAGTGTCCGAGGATACATTCAAGCACAAGAATTGGCCAGTAGGTCATCCAATGGTGGGGCAACCTATCATATTGCGTGACTATCAAATTGAAATTATCAATAACTATTTGAAGAACCCACAGTCACTACAAGAGATTGCTACAGGTGCAGGCAAGACATTAATTACAGCGGCATTGTCAAGTTGTGTAGAACAATATGGTCGTAGTATTGTTATTGTGCCTAATACAAGTCTTGTCACACAAACAGAAAAAGATTACATCAATTTGGGTTTAGATGTAGGTGTCTATTACGGTGGACGCAAAGAATACAACAAGGCCCATACAATCTGTACCTGGCAGAGTCTAGGTAACATGTTGAAAAACACTAAAGCAGGCGAAGCAGAAGTACCATTCCAAGACTTCATTGAAGGCGTAGTATGTGTGATAGTTGATGAAGTACATCAAGCAAAAGCCGATGTTCTTAAATCATTATTGTCTGGTGTTATGAGTCGTATCCCATTACGTTGGGGATTGACTGGAACGATCCCTAAAGCTAAACATGAATCAATGTCATTGACTGTGAGTTTAGGTCCTGTCATTAATCAACTGTCAGCAAGTACATTACAAGACATGGGTGTGTTATCACAATGTCACGTAAATATTGTTCAATTACAAGATGGTATGGAGTTTACTAACTATCAAAGCGAACTTAAATTCTTGACCAGTGATGAAAAGCGAATGCAAAAAATTGCTGAGTTATCTAATACAGTTAAGAACAGCGGTAACACATTGATCCTTGTTGATAGGATTGAAGCAGGACAATTACTACATTTGAAACTAGAAGAATTAGGTGTACCGGAAGAGAACGTAGTATTCGTATCCGGTGGTACTAAAGGTACAACTAGAACTGAACACTATGATGACATTGCTACTGCTACTAATAAAATCATTATTGCTACTTACGGAGTAGCGGCAGTTGGTATTAACATTCCTCGTATCTTTAATGTGATGCTATTAGAACCGGGCAAGAGTTTCGTTAGAGTGATTCAGTCTATCGGTCGTGGCATCCGTAAAGCAGAAGATAAAGACTTTGTACAGATTTGGGACATTACGAGCAATTGTAAATTTGCCAAACGACATTTGACACAACGGAAAGCATTCTACAAAGAAGCTAACTACCCGTTTGACGTAGAAAAACTAAAGTATAAGTGATATAATACATTATGCGTATATTAACCCTAGACAACGAATTCTATAACTTAGAAACACTACCCGAAGAAATTGATGACTTGCGTTTTGCTATCTTAGATAACAGTAACCCAAGCAATGTAGACTATCATTATATTCCACTAATCTTTTTAGAATCATTCAATAGCCCTGCACTTGTATTGAAGATAGGTAACAGTACAATTAAGATGCCCATTGATTGGCAAATATTAATCGGTGAACAAGAGCATGGTGATTTAGAAACACTACCACTCACTAGTATCAATGACAGGGGATTCAATGCGTTTGAGTTTAATCCATTAAGTAGTTTTAGTCCGTCATTCGTGCCGATTGAGATTGTAGATATTTACCACGATGTAACATGGTATGCACCCCGATTGAAGAATGGACAGTTTTTGTGTGTGCCATTAGATGATGGACCTAAACCACGATGTGTGTATTTTGTAAAAGAAATTAGTCGTAACTGCGAGATAGTAGATTATAGTCAGGCATTCTAATGGCAACTAGAAAAGCATCAGTACCCAAAGACGAACAACTTGAGAAGCAAGACTTTCCTTTGTTTGATGCAATTGCGGCATTAGATAGGAAAGATTATACTTTCTATGATAAGTTGCCCCCAGAGCAACAAAAGAAATTCACATCATTCATGTTGGTTAGATACATGAGTTATATCAAAGGCTCAGGAGATGTTGCTGGTTATTACGCACGTAGTGTAGACTATCACGCTAACAAATATATCTTTAATGAATATGTACAGAAGCATCCTAAACTACAATGGTTAATGTTATGTGCAAGTAGCCCGGGATTAGGTAAACAATTTCATCCTTGGATCCCGCAAATTAAAGAAAAAGTTAGTTTGTTAAAAGAACCTGCTCAACTGAAAGATATAAAAGAATATTATAAGAAAATCTATCCTAAAGCAGATGACGATGACATTGATGAAGTGTCAAAAGCATATGTAACAGAACAAAAAAAGAAATGTTATCTAGCTACTGTCTACCCAGAGATGAAGATAGCAGATATTGAAACACTAAGTCAAATGGTCACAGATGAAGAAATTGAGCAGTACGAAAGAGATAGAGGCAATCGGTAAGCCTAAATTTAAATGTGAGTTTTGCGCAGGTGAGTATTTGCGTGAATCTACATTGCTCACCCACATGTGCGAATCTAAACGCAGATGGATGAATAAGGACCTACAAGGTAATCGTATTGCATATCAAGCCTTTGTTCAGTTTTATAAAAAGAATAGTTCAAGTAAAAAGACAAAGACTAATGAAGAATTCATTAAGAGTCCTTACTATACAGCATTTGTAAAGTTTGGGAATCACTGTGTAGAGATTAACGCATTGAATGTGAGTAGATATGCCGATTGGTTAGTTAAAAGTCAAATTAGAATTGACACATGGTGTAGTGATACAAACTACACAAACTATCTACTTGAATACATTCGCACAGAAGATCCTTTAGATGCAATACATCGTAGTATTGAAACAACAATGTTATTGGCAGAAAAAGAAACAATACAAAGTAGAGATTACTTACGATATGGCAATGTCAATAGAATCTGTTTAGAAATTACTAGAGGTAGAATCAGTCCTTGGATGTTGTTTCAAAGTGAGAGTGGTGTCAAGTTTGTAGAATCATTAGAGCCGGGTCATATTAAGATGGTGTTTGACTATATTGATCCTGAGAAGTGGGCATTAAAGTTTCATCGTGAGCCAGAGAATGTTAAACAAGTTAAGGAGTTATTGAATGCCGGAGGGTACTAGAGTTCGTATAACATGGAGAACAAATCATAAGTATGATATGTGGAATGAAACCTGTGCTTGGGTAATAGAGAAATTTGGTTTACCAGGAGACAAATATGAAACACACGTAACTGAAGATTATATGGATTTTTATTTCACTGATGAGCGTGATGCTATCTTGTTTCAGTTAGCACGGGGTTAACGTGAAACAGGTAACATTGTACATTGATGTTATTAGAACCTTAGAAATAGTG